TGCTTTAGAGGCAGACCCACAACTTAGTATGATTTTTGACAAAGTTGTAGATACTGCTTCTGAGTTTTCTGGTGCCGGAGAAGTAAACGGCCCCGGAGATGGTGTCTCAGACTCAATACCCGCCAGATTATCTGACGGTGAGTTTGTAGTCACCAAAAAAGCCACTGATCAAATAGGTGCAGACAACCTTCAAACTATGATGGATGAAGCTGAACGTGCCTTTGACGGTGGTTTAATGGAAAAAGACAGAGGTATAGAAGACGAAGAAATCAGAAAGTCTATGGTTGCTTCTAATCAAATGCCTAGTCTTAATGTTAGACAACGATAGCGGCTACCTTGAAAGTAAAAGCCCCATACTGAATTATCTGTACAAATAATTCATTATTATGGCTACCTTTTAAACTACCAAGCCCCGTGGAGGAAGTATAATGGCTGAAAGACAACCCGTAGAGGAGAAAGAACCTAACCCTTATAACGCAAAAAAATCTTGGCATGTACCGGATGGTAAAGTATCGGATAATGCAGATGGATTATTTTTTGAACCCAATGAAAAACAGGCTACGCCTTCAGAAGATTCTGAAACGCCCCCTGAAAAATCAAAGAGGGTAAATTATAAGAAAAGGTATGACGATCTAAAGAAACATTACGATAATAGACTTTCGGAATTCAAAAATAGAGAACAAGAACTTTTATCAGAGGCTGCATCTAAAGCACCTGCATATAAAGCTCCAAAATCTCTAGAAGAATTACAGAAGTTTAAAGAGCAAAATCCAGACTTGTATGAAACAGTTGAGTCTGTTGCACATTTACATAGTGAAAGTCAAGTTGAAGGAGTTCGACAACAATTATCAGCTATCCAAGAACGTGAAGCTGATCTCTTAAAACGAGAAGCAGAGTCGATACTAAAGACTAACCACCCTGATTTTGAAGATATAAGGGGTAGTGATGATTTTCATGGATGGGCAAAAGAACAACCTGAAGATATACAAAGATGGGTTTATGCAAATAATAGTAGTGCTGATTTAGCAAGTCGAGCTATAGACCTTTACAAATTAGAAAAGGGTATAATTCGGTCACCACAAAAGCAGTCCAAACCTAAGAGTAAAGGGTCTGCTGCCGATATGGTGTCTACCAAAACAACGGCTGTAGATTCACAAGCTCCAAAAGTTTGGACAGAACGGGAAATTGCTAGAATGTCTATTGACGATTTCGACAAATATCAAGACGATATTCAAGAAGCCTTGTCAGAAGGCAGGATAGTAAAATAGTTATTTAAGGAGATATAATAATGGCTTATAACCAATCTGACCAATATTTTGAGCCAAGTACGGATACTGATGCTAACTTTGCTAACTCGGTCAGCGGTCAAAATAATTCTTTCTTTCTACCTGCTGTCTATTCCAAGACAGTTCTAAATTACTTTAGAAAGTCATCTGTTGCAGAAGCAATTACTAATACAGATTACGCAGGGGAAATTAGGAGTTTTGGAGACTCTGTAAAGATTATCAAAGAACCTGAAATCACCGTATATCAATACGAGCGTGGTGCAGATGTAACGCAAATGAAGCTGACAGACCAAGAGATTACTCTTGTTGTCGATACAGCTAACGCCTTTAAGTTTAAAGTTGATGACATTGAAGCTAATATGTCTCATGTAAACTGGCGATCAGTTGCGTCTTCTTCAGCAGCATATGCTCTAAAAGATGCGTTTGATGAAGGTGTGATTGCAGTTCTATTCGCAGGAGTTTCTGCGTCTAGTCCTAATCACATTTTAGGTTCTGATAGTGCTACCGACCTCGCTGCTGGTACTTTTGACGGTACTGGTAATCTAGACATTGGATTTGCTGCTGGTGAGCATGATCCAATAGATGTGCTTTCTCATATGTCACGTTTATTGGATGAGCAGAATGTACCAGACGAGGGGCGTTGGTTCCTCGCAAATCCTGAGTTCTATGAGCAACTTGTTCAAAGTTCCTCTAAACTCTTGTCTGTTGATTACAATGCAGGGCAAGGTTCCATCAGGAACGGCTTAGTATCATCTGGAAAGTTACGTGGGTTCGACATGTATAAGACTAACAATATTGCCTCGACATCTAATGCCGCAGGTAAATGTATTGCTGGTCACATGTCAGCTTGTGCAACTGCTCAGACTATTACAAGTACTGAAGTTTTACGTGATCCTGACAGCTTTGGCGATATAGTACGAGGACTCCATGTATATGGAGCTAAAGTACTACGAGCTAATGCGTTATGTTCCGTATTCTACGGTATCGACTAGTAGAAGTAGAATTAGGGGAGGGGGTTGAAATATACCCCCTTTTCCTATTAAAGGAGAATTTATGCCTCAAATTGGTAGTGAAAAAAAACCAATGATAATAACTAAAAAGAAAACTGGCAGAACGCTAGGTCTTATGGGTCGTTGGTACACCAAAGAAAACAGAGATAAATATGCTGAAAATTATCATAGGATTTTTGGGAATAAAACGGAGGATAAGAAAGATGCCGAAAGTTAATGGAGTTCATTATCCTTATACAAAAGCAGGTAAAGCTGCTGCTGCTAAAGCAAGAAAAAAGAAACAGAAAAGGAATAAGGGTGGTTGTGTAAGAGCAATGCCTAACTAAAATTATGGCTACTACATTTCTCCAACTAACAAATGAATTATTAAGAGAGTTGAACGAGGTTGTATTAACCTCTTCTACTTTTTCAGGTGCTGTAGGAATACAGGCACATGCAAAAGATTGTATTAATCGATCATACTTGGATATTGTAAATGAAGAACCTCAGTGGCCTTTTCTGGCTACTGCTGAAAGTGGTGCTACTGATCCTATGTATGGAAATGTTTATGTAGAAACTACAGCAGATACTAGATGGTATGAACTAAAAGCAGCAAGTTCTGATATAACTGCTGACTATGGTTCTATAGATTGGGATAATTTTTACCTAACTACAATAGGAGTTTCGGGCGAATCTGCTCCTTATGTTTCAAAGAACTTAAGATTTCTTACTACTGAGAAGTGGAAAGATTTTAGAAGGTCTATAGAGAATGCTGATGATGCTGATGCAGCCGTAGGCGGTGAGCCTAACTTTGTTATCAGAAGTCCTGATGCAAGGAAGTTTGGATTAAGTCCTATTCCTGATCAAGTATATCGTGTCTGGTTTTTTGCTTTTGATTTACCTACTCAGCTTTCAGATCACGATGATACAGTAGTTTTTCCAGATATGTATAAGACAGTTGTTTTAGCTAAATCTAGATATTATCTACATCAATTTAAAGATAATCCTCAAATGTCAGCATTTGCTTTAGAGGATTATAAAAAAGGATTAAGAAGCATGAGAGAAAATTTAATAGGTACAGTTCCTCTCTATATGTCAGACGATAGAGTTAGGTTTGATTAAATATGCAAGCATATGGATTATCATGCAAAGGGGGCTTAAATACTAATCTAAACCAATTTGAAATGCTCCAGCAACCGGGATTCGCTACAGAGTTAATGAACTTTGAAGTTGACCCAGACGGGGGCTATCGAAGAATAAATGGTTATACTTTATTTGGTGGAGGTAGTGCTGCAAGACCCAATAGCTCTAATGGTATATTAGGGCTATTTGTTTATGCGGATGGGCTGATTGTCTGTTCGGGTACAAATATTTATTTTACTTTAGATGGAGTAACTTGGCTACAAATAAATCGTTCAAGCGTAGATAGTGGTGGAGATAATTACTCTACATTTACCGGAAGAAGCACAGCAGCAAGAACAAGCCAAGCACAAGCAACTTTTGCTTTATATGAAGGAAATAGTATTTATGGTGAGGTAGTAATTACTGATAAAGGCTCCGGGATTAAACCTGCTCTTTTTAAGATGACAGGTACTGGTGCATTAGTTGATAGAACTTTTTTCTATGAAGAGATTACAGTAAGTGGTGTTGTTTATCCTAAATATTGTGTAATGCATGATAAGCATTTAGTAGTAGCAGGAGCAGCTACAGCACTTAATACAATTTATTATAGTGGCACAAGTGATATAAATGATTTTACTGCTGCGGGTTCTGGAAGTATTGTATTAGATGATCAAGTAGTAGGATTAAAAAGTTTTCGAGGAGATTTAATTATCTTCTGTAAGAATAGTATCTATAAATTATCTAATATAAATGATGCTAATAATATAGCCATAACACCTATTACCAAAAACGTAGGTTGTTTAGATGGACAGAGTATTCAGGAAATAGGCGGCGATCTTATATTTTTAAGTCCTGATGGATTTCGTCTTGTTGCAGGTACAGCACGTATTGGTGACGTAGAATTAAGTTCTGTATCTAGAAATATACAATCTGTTGTTTCTACCTTAGCTGCTTCAATAGATTCATATGTAATAACTAGTGCAGTATTAAGAAGCAAATCACAATATAGACTATTTTATAGTTCTACTTCAGGAGCTACAGCTACTTCATTGGGAATTATAGGAACAATGACACCAGAAGGATTTGAGTGGTCACAAACTACAGGTATTAAAGCACACGGCTTAACGTCAGGATTTAACTATTCTAATATAGAAAAAGTATATCATGGAGATACAGAAGGATATGTATATAATCATAATACTGGCAACGACTTTAATCCAGCAGGAACACAAACAAATATAAATGCTAGATATAAAACACCTAATTTTGATTTTGGAGATGCAGGCACATTAAAATCAATGCACTATGTAAAAATATCTATGACCCCTGAAGGTACAGTACAGCCTTCTTTAAAAGTATCTTATGATTACGATGATCTTAATAAATTACAACCATCTAATATTCAATTAGATAGTATCCCTACTCCTGCTGTCTTTGGAGCAGCCGAGTTTGGAGATGCTTATTTTGGAGCTTCAGCAGACCCAATGGTTAGACAAGCAGTACAGGGAAGTGGACACAGCCTAGCTTTAAAGATATTTAGTCAAGATACTAAAGCACCTTATTCAATTAATGGATTTTATATAGATTATAGACCTTCTGGTAGGAGATAATAATGGCTACAAGTTATACTAGACAAAGCAGTTTTTCAGACGGAGATACGATTACTGCTGCATTATTTAATGATGAATTTAATCAGCTTCTGACTGCTTTTTCATATGCTTCTAGTTCAACTACTGGACACAGGCATGATGGTACAGCCGCAGAAGGCGGTAATGTTCATACT